CGGTGATACAATTAAAGTACACGTTTGTTGCAAACCTCGGAGCAATCTGAAACCTGGAAACACCATCTGTTCCCGTAGTCGTGTAGATGGAGTGGTAGTCCGAAACGGATGACACTAGGCTGACGGGGGTTCCAGAGGAAGGATTGTAGGTGTTGTCTCCAGGTCCACACTTCATCAAGTTGTCCATGGCTGACTGTAAACACATGGGGTTGAAGAGTCCTGTAATACCAGGGTTTACCATGGAACGCCAGTTGTAGTTGTCGTTGGCAAATAGACCGGTGATGACGGCGATCTGAACGTTTCCAATGTCTTCAACGGAGCAGTCGCTTACACCCAGGTTATCACGATCAACGTGTGAAAGGGTGTGTCCCTGCATATACACTTTGTCGTCGTTGTCAAGAAACCACTTCAGGAGGAGGTCCGAACTCCACATACCAGAGTCAAACTCTGTCTTCATCCCAGTAACAGCCGTCTGTAGCCAAGTTGTGCTATGTGCGGGAGGGAGTCCTCCATCAATAGGTGGGTCTCCCTTGGGAAGAAGACCGAAATCGTCGTCAACACTGGGGAGAATGTAATTCGAATCAACCTCGTCCAGGATTCCCGCACCATTAAAGGCAAATTCTGTCTTAATCGAAGACCCATACACGGTATTCAAGGAGTTCTCCGCCATGTTGAAGGTGTCCATGTTGGAAGATGTTAGCCTAAATTCAGATCCTTCGTTATCCCCACCATTGTATTCGAAAACACCAGTAGACAAGAAAAGATCGTCAACCACGCCCGAAAGGTGAAACCGGCGTTCTCCCTGAAACACACCCTTTGTTCCCCATTCCACCAAATAATGGAGCATGGCCCACGATCCCACATCAAACCACCCCATCGAGAAGAAGACGTGCATCTCCTCGTAACCAGCGGATCCCGCCACAGGGTCAGACACAAATTTGGCCATGGCCACAGATGGAAGAGGATATGCGCTAAGAAGGGTATCACCATTCTCGTCGATATAGTCGGCCATAACAGTGGTAGTTCCACCAGTACCGGTCCCATAGATATGAACTGGTCGGAAGAAGAGATTCGTTTCGCGAAGACTTACGGCCATATCACTCTTTACAACGCGTGTGTCGGTTCCACCCGAAGTAGTCAGCTTTACACCCTCTGCACTTAGAAGAGGTTCAAGGAATGACTGAGAGATGCTGAGACGACTATTCACCTCTGCGTCGTCTCCTGTTTGGGCATTGTTGAAGTAGATGACGCGGACATTGAAGATTCTCGAATACTCTTGGAACATTGACTTTTGATCCTCACTCGGGGCGAACCCAACGAAGACTACGTTGCATTTACCATGAAATGGAAGAAGAGTGTGATACAAGTAGTCTTCGATGAGAGTTCCGGATGATGTATTGGGATATTCACGCTTGGTGGCCGACCAGAATCCATCGAAGAAGAGAGATGTCATATAAGACTCGGACACGGCTCCTACATCTCTCTCGATATCACCGGATGCGAATATACATGGCACCAGATCAACTTTGACATCCTCCGATTTAACTTGGGCAAAAAGAAGGAAAGAAAATAATGATGCTATTATTTTCATGTTTGGTAAATTTGAGAGTGATCAGTGAGGGGAGACGAGGGTGGACTCGATACGGGTATTAAATATTAATAATCTCAAAATGGTTCCGAGAACTTATTTAAAGTTCCGATCAAATGTTAATTGTTAAATATTAATAATATGTTATTATTCTAATGGCGTGGTGCCACAATATGTAATGCCACAATATAGAAGAAATATTTTGGCCCTAGAGGGTTTTTACCCTTTACAGGTTTACGATTATGATAAAAATCAAAGGGATCTCCATTCCACACGATCAGTAACACCTGTTACACCTGTTACACCACCGGATAGCTTATTCATAGGTAAACCCAGGAATATTTTATTTTCGAATCATATTTTAGTTATATGTGATAATTATCCTTATGAAAGATATCTTGTCCAGAAGTGTGCGGTGAATCTATTCAGTAAAAGAATTATACGTAAGTCTATGGTTGTGTATAAAAAGGCACATGATGGATGTAGAAGGAGAAGGAGAATTAGGTTTTTAGATAATAATTTTATTATTTATTCTTTCTATAGGAAGAGAATTATTCATATTGATAGTATAATTTCGTGTTCTAGGGATATGAAACAGATTTCACTTGTCACGAATGAATGTACTATTGAATTTTATGTTTCCCATATTACAGTAGCGATGGCGATTGTTGTTGTTTTGGGGTGATCACTGTTTTTTACCACTCATAAGAAAGCTTATAATGAATACAAGCAAGAAAAGACATATTGTGTGACAATCATTTCTAGATACATGAAACTGTATCAGATATATTTCGGGAGAAATCCCGGAAGCATGACTTCCGAGTGATCCCATAACAGTGTTCATGGAATCAGATACCATTTGTCCAATGGATTTCCCCAACACTGGTCCTGCTCCGAGAGTTCTAGACCTAGGTCTGGGTCTCTCATCTATCACATTCGTGCGGGGAACACTTGATGGACGAGGGTTTAAGTCCTCTGGGAGAATACTTGTTCCTTGTGGTTGAGGTGGTTCCAGGTTTTTAATTCTTGTATGTTCTCTCTCTTCACTTTGTCCAAATTTACCACCATATGCTTCACTTAGGTTCATTATTGGAATAATACTTCTACAAGATATTAATATTCTTTCATACGACGTTATTGTTAATTTTAATTTTTAATTTTGTTTATTATTAAACTTTTGTTTTTTCCCTGGACGTACCCACAATTATCATTCTGTAGTCTGAAATGTCTTACTCCGAAGAGAATGGTGATATTTCCGGATTTCCTGATGGTGTATTTGGATTTTTTTCCAATCCTGGACTAAGGAGACCTATCACATTGAAGTGGCTTCAGAGTGTAATAGGTACATCTACAATTCATGTACAATTGTATGATATATATGCAATGGGGAAGAGAAAAGGTGACAGACGACCTACATTCTGGACAAAAATGCGTATACTTATGAGAGAGTCTGAACGGAATGTTTTCCAAGGTAATCTTGGTGTAGAGTTTCTCGAAGGATATGGGGCAAAAATGATGGGTAATGTGGAAGGTATACAAATGATGAGACCCGTAAATATACGAGACATGGTCACACAAGATATTAGTGATTTCAAAAAACGTGCCGTCATACACCTCGGGGGTAATAATTTCGTATTGTTAGCCGAAGCAGAGTCTTTTTGCGAGTTCCCTTTCTATACGTCAAAGGAGATACATGATTCGGGAGATAACCGCGTAAATTGTCGCAAAAGGAAGTATTATGCCAGAAGAATGGATCAGAAGAAGCAATGGCCTCATATAACTAGGAAGTCTGTACGTGATGGTAATCGCAATAAATTGTTCAAGATGCTCCTCCCTTATAGGAAGAATTTGCCACCCGATACGTATTTTACCGAATTCACGAATGACATTTTGTCAGAATTGGAGTGTTTTAGGGATGAATTCGGAATACCTCCCACTGGGAAACAGTCTGATGAAATAGAAATTGGTATTGATTATGATGAAAAGGCTGAAAGTACTAAACCGGAACCAATTGATGTCGGTGGTGGTGTATTGTCTACTATTTCAATGGATTCCATTAGATGGTGATACAGCATAATATTTTATGTGTGTCTAGTATATATATATCAGGACATGGATTCTAGAAATGTTGCCGGAAGGTTTGTGAATTACACTCTCCAAGATGACGGAGAGAATCTTTCACCTATTGAAAAGATTCTTAGAACTAAATTCCTTTCCAAGGAGAATATGGATGTAGTGTACAGGATGGTTCAGGAGAACATAGACCCTATGGTCACATATGGGAATGTTACAGATGCTATGTACGAATCTTTTGAGAAATCTTTGTTTCTCGTTTTGGACACAGTAGGAGAGATGAACACTGTTTTCATGAAGAATTTTGCGGAAAAGAGGAAGACTTCAATGGATGCTATGTCGAGGAGTAGGGACAGGGGGTTTGTAAAATCAAATATCCCATCCAATTTCCTCCCACGTCCTTCGTTCAACCTCCAGGACAATTCTAACGATAAGATATTGGAATTCCAGTTTAGATAATGTGAAAATTAATTATATTTAAAATACATCTACACCGTCATACTGGGGGCTAGATTTTCCAATACATTTGCCGATGGACGCTTCATTGTCCTCCTCTTAGGAACTTCTGTAACCTGTTCTACACCCACTGATTCATCCGATGTCGGTGCAGGAGTAGGGGCGGGAGCAGGGCTTCTAACGGGGGCGGGCTTCGGCTTCGGCATCATATTGGAGAACATCCCTAGAACAGATGACATATCCTTACCCGATGATTTTTTAGGGGGTGCAGAACTTGTTGGTTGTGAAGGTGTACTCGCACAATTCCCGGCGTGTTGGAAGATAGCAGATGACACAAATGTCATCATAATAGTCATCTCCGGTCCAAACGATGTCCTACCAGACCACTTATGGTGCAATTCTTCCAGGCTGTCGTCGTAATCCGAAACTGTAAGCATCATATTCTGGGAGAATCCTTGTAACTTAAGGTTGAATGGGTTCACCATACCATTTGCAAACTCTATCATTGTTGCCACAGAAATAAGAATGTGTTGCATTTTCTTTACCGATTTCCTAGAGTTATTCTCCCTTGTCATGCGATAACATTCGAATCTAATCTCATCGATGTCGTCCTTGAGTGTCCATTTTTTGGTTGTCGTGAATCCTTCCTTTGACATTTTAGAAATCCTGGTTAACATTTCAATTTTTTCTTGCATAATTTCTTCCTTCCGCCTTTGTTTGGTGAATTCCTCTCTATCCGCGTATGAAGATCCTGACAATTTGCTAATATCACTATTTGCGCTACTATTGCTGCTATCCATACTACTTCCCATCGAAAACCCATCAGAAAATCCTCCAATAGATGAAGACGATGACATCGACCCCATAGAAGACACAGATCGGGACCTGGATCTGTTTTTTTTACTCTTTGACTTTGATTTTGAGTGTTTCTGGACTGGAATGGGATTTTCTGCCATCTTCTCCGGGTTCCCAATGACCTTGAACATGTCCGTGTTCTTATTTTCCGGTGTTGGGGGAGGGCTTTTGGTCTTCTTGGTCTTCTTGGTCTTCTTGGGGAGAGATTTCTTATCTGGGAATGGTAAATTTTTAATATTCGAGATAGAAATCTTATCTACACTTGGAACTGCTCTAGGGGGGACTACAGGTCCTGCCTCCACTGCCGCTATACTTTTCATAATATCCATCTTGTTTTGTATCACTTATACCGGAATAGAATATAAAAAATTACACCAACTGGACTCATCAAAAAATTACTCGACGCTGTCTCCAGCTTCGTTCTGAGATTGGATGGTTTTTTGCATACTTTCCAGGATAGCTTTAGCTCCTGTCATGATCAACCCATGTTCCTTGATACGGTTGAGTTCTTCGGTCTTACCCTTAATAATATCGGTGATTTCCTTGATTTGTTTTAAAATGTCTGCATGTTTCTCGGCGACATCCTTCAACTCTTTTTCCACAAGGGATGTCTCGAACAATGAAACGGCAACCATATTTGTTATAGTAGATGTCCATATATTTTAATGTCATTGTTTAACGCACCAAATATTAAACATTTATTATATGACAATAATATTCTGTATATGGATCATTCTTTAAAAATGGACGTAGAATTTCCAGAGGTCAGGGCTTTATCGACTATAGTTCATTCTATATCGTCGACAGATAACCTCAATGTTCCAGATGCGAAATTCCTCAAGAAAATGAATGCCCATTCTCTTTGTTCAGCAACCCCAACACAAGTTTGTAAAATAGAAGATTTTATAAAGACTTCTAGAAAAAGAAAGGGGGAAGACAGTAGCGATATAGTTGATGAAGATGATGTGGAAAGAAATTATTTCCAGTCGTGGAAATGTGACAGTTGTAATGTGGGTCTACTCTACAATAAAAAGGAAGCACAACGCGTGTGTCCATCATGTGGAAAAACTAGCTTTTTTCAAGAGATGACAAGGGGGGAGATGATTTCACAAGGGTATACCCCTACTACTGCTTACCTTTATAAACGTCATAATCACTTCAAGACTTGGCTCAAGAGGACGCAGGGGAAGGAGACTACGACCATATCTCCGGAAATAATTGATCTAGTGCGTAAAGAATTGAAGAAGGAAAGAATAACGGATATGGACAAGGTTGATCATCATAAAATAAAGTCGATACTAAAAAAATTAAGACAGAATAAGTATTATAACCATTGTGTACAAATTACAACGATTATTACTAGTAAAGTACCTCCCCAAATGACACAGGAGCAAGAAGATAGTCTTCTTCAGATGTTTGAACGGGTACAGGTACCTTTCGAGAAGATGGTTATGGGTAAGACCAGGCAGAATATGTTGTCGTATTCGTATCTTATACACAAGTTCCTTCAAATACTGGGACTAGATGAATTTTTACCATACTTCCCTCTCTTAGTTTCACAGGATAAGATACAGATACAGGATTCTCTATGGAAGATATTGTGCGAGGAAGTTCAGTTTGAGTTTATAAGATCCACGATGTGAATTTAAATACTCTTTGTTTATACTCTTACATTCGTTTCTTCTGGGGATTCGGATACAATTTCGGCATCATTTTCCATAGATGATGTAGGTGACCATGGCCATCTTTCAGGAATACCTCCATACGACAATATTGTTTCAGCCTTTATATGTGGCTGAACATTGGTTTTTATGAAATCATTTACCGTCTTACCGTCGTTGAACACATATGAAAAATAAGTGTAAGCCTGTTGGATCCTATACTGGTAGTTTGTATATGTGTATAACCAATGCATCATAGCACATTCTCTTACAACGCGATCCAAATCCCAATCTTCACCTAGGCTTCCATATATATAAGAGTAACAAAGTCTACTATCCGGTCGTAAATCCAGACCAATCTCTCTCAGTTTATCACACAAGATTCTAGTACGTCCTTCTGGGTCCATAGTGTCCCGCGTTCATTTACATATATAATTTTGTATAGATTTATTCATATGTGGTATGGACGAAAGAATTGAAATTTCGAATAAAAGGACCATGACACCTGCAATTGCGGACATGTCTGTCAAAGAAGAGAGGACATGTCTCTCTGAAATAAGATCCCGTGCGCCAAATATAAAACACGAATATATCCTCAGAAATGGGATGACTGCCGGGGCTTTCTCTCTTAAATATGTGATGGGTCATCATATAAAGAGGAAGTCTAAGTGTTCATCAAATAAAAAATAAATTAAGATTGCATATTTAACACTTGTCTATCTCTTGAAATTGACACCACGTCAAGTATCTTTTCAAAGAATGATGCTGAGGTATATCTAGGATCTCTAGTACATACGTTGCTATTACCAGATTCCACAGATACTTCATACCTCTTCTCAGAACCCTCTGCCTCTTCCTTCGTCTTCCCCTCCCATATTACACATAGACTGTATATCCACGAAGATCTAGCAGTTCTATATACAAACGTCTTCGTATTCTTTATCCGAACGAAGGAGTATGATGTTACATTCATAGATATCTGATTAATGAATGGTATATTATCCCATCTCACAATTCTCAACATACACGATTCATCCGGATTACATACACCGTTCCAATGAACTTTTCCTGTCTTACGTATCATCTTAGGATCATCCTGATCCTTAGTATCTGATACTGTTATGTCACCATCGGGATGACAGATATTATATTCTACACTAACTTCCCAATCCTTAACACTTTCCCAACACTTGGACGCAGAGAGGTGGTTGTTTATATCAACCAGTGTTTTATGTGACACACCACCTGTAGGGAAAGAATTATTCCATATGTATGCTGTGACTTTCTCGTCGTCGCCTAGATCTTTGAAGAATGGTACCATATTTAACGTACAGTTTTCGTCCGTCCCGCTTTTATAGTAGTATGTCATTATGACTTAACCTGTTTATTGAATTGTAACACCTATACAATTAGAGATACAAAAAAGTTTGTGTAATATTCAGTGTTTTTTTTCAAGTTTTAAAGTGAGAAGACATATATATTTATTGGGACGATTCATGATGTTAGATTTACGTATACCCACAAGATTCCCATGTTTTACCGACTGGCCGGTAGAAAAAATATCATTCCTATTGGAAAAAGCAAAATATGAAGAAATAGTACATGAAGACCTAGTAGATTACGACACGGATGAGGGTGACAATTCTATTGTTTTATGTACAGATA